GAGACTAAATCCGCTTTAGATGGCCCCGTCATTACAGAAATGCCGCCAACTAGGTCGGATTCAGTTAAATCCATAATAGGTGCAGTGTAAGTGCCAGCCACATACTGCCATGTGCCTTGCTCGTAATTCAATAAAGCCTTACCAGCTTCACGAAGTGCATTAAGGTTATCAATAGGACTTGCACTGTATTCAAGTGTGCCGTCTATTGTGTATCGCGACTCTGTGCCGTCTACGCCTGCGACTTGTTCGTCACATGCGTTTGCGCCATCAATGAATGATTGCAAGTCTATTTCGTCAATAGGAGCGTTAAGGCCATTAGGATCTAGAATATAATCAAGACATACAAGCGCGTGGTTATTACTATAGGTTGTTATGGTTGTGCGCGGGTCGTAAAGCTTCTTGCCTCGCACAGTACAAGAAACATTTGGCATCCCACGACTAAACGCTTCTTTGTTGTAGTTTAGTTTTAGATAGATATAAGCATGATCAAGGCCGATATGGTCAGTTGTCCACTCTGGCATTTCATCAACAAGAACTGAGCTGGCTTCTGTACGTGGAATGTTAACGCCGATATATCTAGATATTGCACCAGTGAACTGCTCAGAAACATCCCAGAACAGACTATCGCCGTCGTTTCTTATAGTAATAGCTAATTCATCATTGAAATAAACCTCACTAATAGAACGTAATTCGTGCGGCGCAAGCGTCACAACCATATGCATGAATTCGCCATCGGCGCCTGTCGTCGTCCAGTATGTTAATTGGCCACCAATGCGGCAACGTCCATAAACGAATTGTTTAGGAGTAGTAGCAGAAAGCCCCATTTGCGAGCGGGCCTGATAGGTTTGCGCGGGTAAGTCCGGCGGTTGAAGTGAGTCTATAACCTGCTTTACTTTCGAGTAAAAGCCAAGTGTTATAAAATCAAGCGAGTTTTCGAATAAACCACCTAGGCCGCCTGCAATGTCACCACGCAGCACATCACCAACATTATCGCCTATATCATTAACAAAAGTTTCTAGCTGGCTAAATAGGCCCATATCAACACCCTTAAAATATACCTAATTTTACCAGTTTAGTTCTGTTTTTGATACCAAGTTGCTTCTGGCCAGTTAGCGTCTTTGGTGGCTACCTGAGAAATGAATTCAAAGAATCTATCATTTGGGTGTTTCGATATTTGGTCGCCATTAGTGTAGCGCTCTACTTTTGCCCGCTCCCAGTCCACAAGACGGTCACGAACGGAAATAGATACAGTCGAACGCTCACCGTATTGAAAATTAATCGCATCAGTTAGCCCGCGCCATGCAATCATAGGATCACCTAGCTGAACGCCATCCTCGTCAAAGAATATCTGCCAGCATGTGGCTCGGATATTAAGGTAGTCTAGCTGTGTAACAGCTTCAAGCACTTCATCGCTAATGCCGCTTAATGTGATTTCGTACTGCTTAGGGCTTAGCTGGCCATCGCCTTGTGGCATGGTTACATTACCCAACGCGCCAAGGCCCACGAATTCCTCGCCTTCGTGCGTGTAGTTGGTGTTTAGTGTGGTTAGCGCCAACCGGTACGGTTCAGGGAATTCCACAAGCACAAGAAAAGCCGTCTTGAATGGCTTTCCTGTCTCTAGGTAGTCGATAATCTCATCACTTATATTACGAGGCATCAGTTTACATCCTCAACAAAATCAAAGCCCATTGATTGCACGCCGTTAACGTTAATGTCCCAGCTTTGGTCATTAGAGCCTAGATAGAATTTACCCTTGGGGTTTACGACTGTGATTGATTCGCCACCAACAAGTGACTTGCGCAAAGGCGGTGCGATTGGAATGTCTGCGGTTGCTAGATAGTTGGCTGGCCAGTCGTCTGATTTGCCGAAGTAGGCGGCTTGGAGTTTTATTTTGTCGCCAACTACTGGAAATCCTGCCTGATTGCCACTGGAATCAACCTCATAGAAATAAAATTCAGTTCTTATTTCGCTTTCCCCTCCAAGATAAGGTATTTTGATCTGTAATATTCTTGTCCCATTGGTTGTTAATATATTATTGGTAGATACGCCATATCCACCATCTGTGAAATTGCCAGTTATCGCATTAATATATATATTGGCAATCTGGGTAGTAGCTATACTTCTTAAAATAATTCTCAATCCTGTGTTTATATCTTCAGATTTAATTTGCACACAAAAGAAATAATCTCCAATAACTGGCGAGTTTATATAAGAGGCAGTACTTAATAAAGGGAATGATGGCCCGACATACTCAAACTCCCCCACAAAACTCTCACCGCTTGGGTTTATTTCTGTAACACTTGTGTATGATAAATCTACATCACTCGCACCACTCCAAGCACTCGGATCAAACGGACTAGGCATGTAATTAGTGCCAATGTATTCAATGTAATCCACGCCAGCCACATCACCAGTGACCATCTTTAACTCACCATTCACTTCTAGATAATCGCCAGCCTCAAACAAAGCGCCTTGATCACCTTCCCATCCTTTTGTAGATATAACAGACGAACCAAACGTAACAGCGCCATCAACCACGCCAGCGCCCGACATTGTGCCGCTCTGGTAAGCATCGAATGGCGTTAGATAGAAACGCCCAGCTTGACCGCCTAAGCTAGTCATAAACGCTTTAATCTTATTGGCTTCCTGTCTTGTGCGATTGCTAAACGCAACCGACCCACGCCAACGAGCACCTGGTAATTCCATATGCTGGACATTCTTATTAAGCGTAGACTCGAACGAGCTAGTATTGCTCTCTAGCGTAAAACTAGGATTAGCATCAGGGCTAATATTGGGGAAGTTCTTAACGGCCATTATGCACGTCTCCTTACGGCTTGTGACGCAGTACCGCCGCCGTTTATTGCTGCAAATACTTGATTATAAACGGATTGGTTGATGCTTGGTAGCAATCCAGCTAGCTCGGCTTTCGTGACACCGCTTTGGATGTTTACGTTCACGGTGACGTTGTTATTACTACCGCCACCGATAGACTGCCCCATAGTGTGGTCGATAACGGTTTCATTTGGGTGCAGTATGGCAGGGAAGCCGCCTTTACCATCGACCCCGCCCGACCTAGAGCCAGTGCCTGTGTAGCCGCCCCCTAAGTATGAGCCTTGGTATTCTTGATCATAAATAGCATCTACCTGCACGGCTGCTAGGCCACCTATAGCAGAGGCAAAGACAGGCTTCGCTATAGTAGGGATAGATGGGTCGCCAAGTACACCCAAAACAGCAAGCGATGCGCTAACAAGAGCCTGAGCACTGGCCATTGCCTTGTAGTTGTCAAACTGCTTTCTGCCGCCTTCCTTTGCTGCATCTGCCAAGTTGCCAAAGAACTGGCCAGTGTAACCTAGGGTTTTTTGTTGTTCGGCTGATAGTATCTGACCTCGCTGGGACGCGCCCTTTGCTTCTATGGCTGTTAATTCATCTTGTAGATTAAGTTGAGCCTCTGCGCGTAAAGAACGGTATTCATTAAAATCAATAATGTTATTGGAGTAAGCAAGAGCAAGCTCTGAGTTGACTTCGCTAGCGCCTTGAATGGCTAGTTCTTTTTCAGTTTTATTGCTGTTAATTATAGCTGTTCGAAGCTTGTCGAAGTTCTCCAGCCTATCATTTAAAGCATCATTTTCAGCATCTAAGTTAGATTGAGTTACTTCTCTAGTGTCTTTATTAATATCAGACTCAAGCTTTGCAATAGCTTCTAATAACTTAGCTCTGCGTCCTTCAATTTCTAATATGTTATTTGAGCGCTCTTCTTCAACGCCCTTTAAATCAGCAAGCTCAGATTCAAGTCTGCGCCTTTGTACTGATTGAGCGTTTCTTGCTCTATTTGTGGTTGCGCTCTTGCCTTCTAGCTCTACTAACTCCTCGGCAATTTCTTTTATTCTTGAGATTCGGCTTTCTTCGCCTGCGGCAATAGCTCGAAGCTGTCGGCCTGATAGGTCTTTTGTAACATCAGCTAGGGATTCGATTTCCTCGGATGCTTCTTGTGCCTGCAAGCGAAGTCGTGCAAGTAATGTTTCGTTTGCTTCGTCTTTAGTTGAACGCAAAGAAGCGATAAGATCATTGATTTTGTCGTCTAGCTCTTCTGTCCCATCACTTGCGCCACTTAGCGCAGTCAACAAAGGCCCTGCCATAACACCAGCTGCAGCACCAACTAAAATGCCAAGCGTACCGAATGATAAAAGCATATCAGGAAGCTGGATGGCCAAAGCGCCAAGATAGTTGCCTGTTACAGCGCCTTGCTGTGCGACTTGGTTTAACTGAAATGAGAGGTTACGAGACGCGCCGCCAAAACTTGAGCTAGCCTTTTCAGCCTTGCCGCTTTGCGTGGTTAATTTCTTAGTTGAAGTCTCAGCCTTACCCGCAGACGTGCTAAGCTTGTCTAGCTCGCCTTGCGCTTTGGTAACGCCTTGTGTTTCTGCTTGTATGGCAAGTTTTGCGTAGTCGGTCATTTATTCACCTGCCCAATCTGGAGTTTCGTGCTTGCCTTGGCCTCGGTTGCGCTCATTCAGCCATGCGTTTGATAATTGTACTAATGCGAACGCTTCGTTTTTTGTTGGCTCAATACCTGTAATATCAGACCAAGCTTTTATTTCTGCCCATGTAATCGAAGTACCTAGGCCAATCTCACAAATCCAATCCCAGATATAAGCGAGCGGGCCAATCTCTGGAAAGCCTAGCATCCACTGCTTAATTCGAGGTTCTTTCTGCCCTTCTTGAGTAGCAGAAAGAAACCCCATTAATTTTACGTAGGTTTTAACCTGTTCTTGAGCATCTGCAAATAGCCTTTTTTTTTGCCGTAATGCTCGTCGACTGCGTTGGCAATCCAGTAGCAATTAGGGTTATCTAAAAGCTCTTTTAGCTTCTCGCGTGAGAACTCGACAGGCTCGCCGCCAGTCGTAATGCCTTCCCAGTCTACAATTGCGCACAATGCCTGATTGATAACAAAAGCCGAATAAGCATCGCCATCGGTAGCGTCATAAACCAGACGCGCCCTATTTGCGTTAAACTCTTTCCCCATAGGGCTGCATACCGTTAATACAACATCATCCTCGCCTGAGTCAGGATGAATCAACGGCAGCTTTTCATGCTCAATACTTAGCGCTCCAATGTCCATATTAAGCAGCTACTTCCACAATAGACGATTTTAGCGCAAGGTTGCTCGACTTCATGTAAACCGCGCCGCTTGTGCCTTCTGAGGTTGGCGCACTTGTCACAAGTGTTTGCACGTATTGCACAAGACCGGAGGCACGCTCTACTTTAAGGCTAATTGTAGTGCGATTCGTCAAAGCAGTATCAACAATGCCTTGACCTGCATCTGCTTCAACAACACGATACTGCAAAGCTGGGTCGCCGTAGTTTAACGCACCATGTGCTTTTTGAGTAATGCCGTCCTCTAAATCAACATGATTTAGAATTTCATAAGTTGGGCCAAATTCCCCAATAGATGAAACGCCTGTAATCTTATCGAACGAAAGGGCTTCATAGCCAACTTGGTCGAATGTAGCAGGCGCAGCAGCAGACACAGAAACAACGGTGCCTATATTTGTTAGTGTATCAGCCATTAGTTTTTCCTATGATGGTTGTTTTGGTGATAGTCGTATTTTATCACTCTGAATATTCAAAAGATACCTGCAAGACAAATACACCGCCCCGCTGGAATGGCTCGGCAGCCTTAGGGCTTGCAGTGATGCGAATTGAGTCCAGTAATACGGTGGCAAGCGGGAACTCGGTTTCAATCAAATCAGCTATATCTAGCAGTTGCTTAATGCCATTGTTCTTTTTGTTGCATACGTTAATTTGGCAGATACCACGGCGAAACACATTCGCGTCGTTGATGCCATAGTTTCGGTCGTTTGGTGCAATAGAGAATTCAAGCCATGCGCCGCTTGCTGGCTCGTTGAAGTCAAAGCCTATGTTATTAACTGGCAGGCTGTTAGCGGTTGCGAATGCGCCCACCTTGTCCATTAGTGCTATGTGTATGTTTGCGTTAGTTGTCATTTATCTGCTCGCTATTAGTCGTGCATTCTTTTGTACTATTGATTGCCAATTCTGCGCCGCTTTGCGCATAAACATAAAACGGTTTTCCATAACTCTGGCATAGTTAGCTGTCCAGCCAAAATATAAAGCTTCCCCAACACGCCAGCGGTTAATGGTCGTTATTGTTTCACCTGCGTCCCAGTCTCTAGGAGTGTAATCATCAGGCCTCTCATCTGGGCCAATAGGTACGCGTCCAATAGCTGCCTGTCCTGAGTTGATCAAAAAACTTGTATCCCTAGGAGTGAAGCCACCCTTGTTGTAATCGGTTTGGGCTTCTTGAATGACTTCCTGAATAGACTGCTTAAACACAGCCTCGATGCGGTCATTGCTAGATGATATAAATTTGTTTATGTCTGCGGTGAATGTCATTTAAACCCCTCCACTCGAACCTGCTTACCAATAAAATCTATCTTGATTACATTACGACAACGGCATTGTATAACCTGTTCAGCAGATGCGCCTAGCGAGTTGTCGCCAGGGTACATTGCTTCTGTGCCATCTGGGAATTGAAACGCCTCATCAATGGGTATGCCGTCTTTATACTTAGCTTCCATCTGCCAATGGTCTAGTCGTGTTCTTGAGTCGCCCGTGGCATCCCAAGCCTTGCTTGCGTCTTGTGCGTCCAGCTCACCAACATCCAAAGCCTGTTGAACCGCTTGAAACTGCCCTGCCCGCAAAGCATTGATAGATTCAGTTCGCGCGATAACCTCGCCACGATAGCGAAGGGCGTTGTTCTGCATCTGTGTGATGGCGTTGTTTATTTGTTCGCGCGTGAGTGGCTTGCCGTCTTCTATGGCCTTGCGTATAACGGAGTCAAAGCGTTTGTCTCTTAATTGGCGCGTAAGGTAGTTGCTGTCCAGTTCTAACAGCTCGTTATATGATTTGTTTATCCAGCCCGCTTGTTGCGTGGTCAAGCCAACCGTGCCGCCTGTGCGCTTCTTAGTTGCTGGATTATATCGGCCAATCAAATCAAGAGCAGTCGTACGCGGGTTATTACCAAGGTCTAGCCCGCGCTCTAATTGTTGCTGAATCATGGCAACCTGATCTGTAACTACCTCCGTTACAAGCTGGCTAGATTCGGCGCGTATCCATTCAATGGCAGCAGGTGCGCCCATATCGAAACGAAACGCCACATTGCCTAGCTCAGTGGGTATGCGCCCGATCTGCTCTACGCCCGTTAGACCGCCCATTCGATAGGCTTGGTATATTTCATCATCCACCTGTTCAAACGAAGCCCTATCAAGGCCCAGTAGGCGCACGACTGCATTAGTGTCTTGGCGTTCAATAGCCGACTCTAACTCGTTAAGCTGGACGGTGTTTTTTATATCGGACACAGCATTCGCGAATGCTTTTAGCATGTCGCGTTCTTTTTGCTGTGCGATTAAATCGAGATTGATAGCCATAAAAAAGCCCCTAGTATTGGGGCATTATAGCAAGTATGTGGGACGGGGGCTATTTAGTGAATATAGCCTTGATAGCCATAAATGGATTAAACATACACTGAAGATGCTCTAGCTCCTTTAGTACTTCTTTTTTATTGCGTTCTCTTATTTCACGCTCGTGATCTTTCACTTCCATTTGGTATAGATTCCACTTTAGTCGATCTAGCTTGGACATTATTTACACTCCTTTTATCAATCTCTATTTAAAATAGCACCACTCCAGCGCTATTGCAACTACCCCTTAACAAATATCAACCATGCAATCGGATCGCCAGCCGCTGGGATTTGTTTGATACGGATAATCTCACGACTAACACCGTCAATCGTAATGCGCCCCTTCATATCAGGAGTGGCACTAAAAACAGCACTGGTAACCTGAATATCAGAAGCACTGATTAAATCGTCAACGTATTCCTTTGCAACGCCCATTGCTGTTGCATCCAATGGGATTGGCGTACCTTCTACCATCGGGTCGTACTTAGACGCGCCCGGTACGAGCGGCACGTATTCAATAACGCCCTGCTTAAACTTGGCCATTAATCTGCTAGCCGTGTCAGTCATGCGCCCGTAAAAATCAGCCATTTATAAACTTACCTTTCTTAATATCGTAAACGCGAACCTTGCCGCCCGTGTATATATCGCGTGTGGCTGCGTATTCAACGGCTTGCTTGGCGGTTTTGCCGTGGTCTATTGCTGCTATTGCCCAATCACTACCTGAGCCTGTAGCTGCTACTGCTTCGTCTAGTGGTTCCATCCAGAATTGGCCGCCCTCCTGAATGCTTACCAAGAACACATGATCATCTTTTACTAGAATACCTTCACATTGAAGTTCAAAGTCGGTCTCAACTATATCGCCATGGTTATAATCAACGGTTAAAGCCGATAGCATTTCAAAGTCAGCACGGCATCCTGCCATAAAGATAATGCCATTCTCAGTCTTCATCCATTTTTCTGCACTATCCGTTGTGATCATACTCCCTTTGGTTAATCTGCTATCGCAAGCAATCTGGCCGCGTTTATAATCATGTAGGATAGTGGTCATATTTTATTCACCCATGTGATACTGCAAAGTTGCTCGAACCATAACCGCCACTGGCCAAGAATGGCGCAAGTGTTGCGTTTAGCTTACGGTAGATGGTCGACTGATTACCTGTGTCTGAGTATGACACGGAAACAGCACCGACAACAGTCTCTTGAGTTACTCGCTGGCCAACATCGCCTATCGGGTCGCCGCCTTTGTCGTAAATCAAAGCCGCTTCCATTTGCGCGTTCTTGATACCTTGCGGTACTTCTGTATCGCCATCGCGGGGGAATTCTAGCGCTTGTTCACTGTCTGTTTTATCGCCTTTGTACGTCTGCGCCTCGATATAATCAAGGGCAAGTGTAAGCGTCACTGATTCGCTCAGGCTTAGTGTAATGCCTCGCGCTGTGGCGTATGCTGTGAAATCTGCTGTGTCTACGTATCCTATTAGTGCCATTAATCAATACTCCATTCATATTTAAGGACGCCCTCAGGGGCTTTGTTACTGGTTGGTATTTGATCGACTACCACATAGGCGGTCGTTGGCGGAAAGCCTCGCATTCTGGACTGCAAGCCTTCTACAGTGCTTGTCTGGCCACTTGCGCCAGCGGTTCTAATGTAAGATATATCAATTGGGGTTATGCCCGTTACATCTAGCGTTCCACCTGCTGAAACAGTTAGCCCAGAATCAACTATAGGCACGCCTGTTTTGTTATTTGCCCGATAAACAGTGATAGGTGTGAATGTGCCGCCCTCTATTCCGCTAGAGAATACGCGATACCGCATAGAGCCATCATGTACATCTTGCAACGCTGACAGTAGATTTATATTAGTTGATATTTCAAACTTGATAACCAACGGGAGTGTTTCACCGCTAAGGATATCATACTGGGTTCTGAATAAACGGCCTTCATCGTAAGCGGTTGAACCGTCTTCTGTTTTGAGCCGTCTTGCGTTTTCAGTATTACTACTTAGCAGATCATTAAATAACCCTGGTATTGCCCATGCCATTATAGAATCCTATATAAGCGAATGCCGCTACATGTTAGAGCTTGAATAGACCCAAGCAACAATCCTATGGAAAACAAAGCAGACTTGGCCACAAATTCAATTACAAACGTGCCAGTTCCTGCAATGCCGCAATCTATTTCGTCAGTGTCATTCTTAATAGTAAGCGAGCCAGCTACATAGTTAGACACATCTATCTCAACTCGATAGGTATTGCCTATATTCATAATAGACTGGTTAATATATATACCACCTAACAATGTAGATGCGAATATAGCAAAGCCGATAGTTGTGTAATCCACTGACCCAGAATTGTCGCCCGTCTCTTCTTCTGTCCATCCTTCACCCGCTGGCTCTGCAAAGTTTGAGTTCTGATTGATTATTCCGGATGTAGTTACACCCTCTGGCGGCTGTGACCATACATAATACTGGGCGGATTGCGTAGATGTGCCCATTTTTTGCAGGAATCGAATCCCGCTGCCGCGTGACATAGGGATTCTGGCCATGTTATTTAATACCTAGCTTAACTTTAGCTTCTTTCATACTCATACCGCTAGAGATCAGATTGATCAATTCTAGTGGCGCTTGCTCACCAACTGGTGCCGCAACTGGTTTAACTTCTACTGCTGGCTTGGCTTCTTCTTTCTTAGCTACTGATTTGGCTTTTTCTGTCATGGTATTTCCCTCATAATGATTGGCTTATTATAGCACGCAAATAGCAGGTAAAAAAATCCCCGCACTTGGCGGGGATAGTTCACGCTAATCTAGTATTAGTCGTTAACTTGCAAGAATGCTAATGGAATGTTTTTACGTTCCCATACGCGATCCCAGTTTGCAGCTAGTTTTAACTCAGCTTGAGTAGCTGATTGACCAGCTACAGAAGAAGAAGTGAAGCTAAAGCCTAATGGGTGAATAAGGTCAGAACGACGAGAGTAAAGAACCTCTTCACCGCCACCGTTGCCAGCGTCAGGATTACGATCCATTTCAGAAGGCGTTACAACCTTGCCGTTAGCTGCTACGAAGGAACCAGCGCCGAATAATACACAAGTGTAAGTGATACGGTTTGTACCCGCTACAGCTGGTAGGCTATCGTCTACGATTAGGGTATAGCCTAAGTAGGTAGGGATATTAACCTCACCGCGTGCATCAGGGATATACACGATTAGGTTTTGCTTTTGTAAGCGAGTGAAGATAGCAGAGTGAACCGCCATAGCTGAAAGGCTTTGAGCATGGTCGCCAAGGGTTTGCTTAGCATCCAATACAACCTCAGCACTAATACGTTCAGCATCAGTTACCGCGCCAGCGCCGTCAGTTGCAACAACCTTAACCATATCGCTAGAGTCATTCGCTACGTTATCCGCAAGAACACCTAAACAGCTAGAGATTAAACGCTTTTCGTTGTTAGTCGCCCAGTATGAGCCAACGCGACTAGTAATGCCGCCTACAGGGTCAACTAAAGCTAGTTCGCGTGACAAATCCATGGTAGACCAAGACTTGTTTTGTGAAGCCAAACGGAAAGACATTTTTTTACTAGTGATTTTTGCAGCTGTAGACGTAGCAGCTGGATTATCGCTAGAATAATTAGGCTCTTCTGTACCTAATGGAGCTAAACCAGTCAGCTCGCCAATGTTACCGCCTTGTCCGATTTGATTCTGGACAGCACCGTCCATAACCATAACACCAGAGTTAATGAATTTGTTTAGCTCAAGCTGCGCTTCTTGTTCGCGGCGGCCAAACGTAAGCGGGTTATAAATATCCGCAATTTGAGTAGTAGCCATAATGGTTCCTTACTATTGAGTGATCATTTGTTTGTATTGCTCAGGGTTTTCCCGTGCAAACAAAGCTTCTTCTGTAGCTGTCATTTCTGACAGTTTTTTCGTGGCCGCGCCTGTGCCTAGTTGTCCTTTCGAGTGCCCACCCAAAGAACCTGTACCTGCTAAGAAAGCATCATAACGACCGCTTTCTTTAATAGTTTTCTTTAATTCATCAATGCTAGACACGCCGCCTAGCTTGATATTGTGTTCGGTCATGTCGTAATCAGCTGGGAAGCGAGCTTTTAACAAATCTCGGAGGTCTTCATTCTTAGAACCACCAGCACCTAATTCAGTAACGATATCATTGTAAAAATTATTAATCTTTTCAGTCTTAATTGAGTTTTTAAGCTCGTTTAAGCTTGCTTGTGCTTCTTGCTCACGTTCTGCGCTAATACGTTCTAGCGCTTCCTTATCGCCTGTAGCCTTCGCTGCCACTTCTTGTGCGTTACGCACTTCTTCAGCCGCGCTATCTGCTTTTGTTTTTAAGTCGTCTTTTTCAGCCTTTAATTGACCAAGTGTAACTTTAAGACCTGCTACTTCTGCGTCTAATTCTTTTTGTGTGTAGAAGGTTTTTGTTTCACCTTCATGTTCAATCTGTACTGGCATTCTAGCACCCGCTAAATTTGCTCGGCTTAACGACCTGTCAAGCCTTCTGTTTGTGATTATAGCAATTAACTATCAAGTGTTAAACCGCTATTGTCATTGGCTATTGATAGGTCAATATCTTCGTCCGTGCGGCCTTCCTCGAATCCAATGTTTTTCGTGCGCACCATATATCGCACATCTTGGTTGGAAATAACCCCCATTGTTTTTAGTCCGGTAATGCCATTTAACACTTGCGGATCTAGTGACGACTCCCAAAATTCAGTATTCAGGCGGTAACTAATCTCAGTTTCAACACCTAAGAACCGCATAAAGTCTTCTAGCGCTTTTTCCATAACGTCTGATAGATTATTAACGGCAATATCTAAGGCGCTTGCTTCGCCACTAGCATTGATACGCGCGGCCTCGGCTGTTTCATTTTGGCCCGAATTGGTCACAAGCTTAGCGCCAAGCTCTTTCATGCGCTCAATTTTCTTTTCCATTTGGTCAGCGCCTAGACCTGACTCACTGGCTTGAACCATTTCGATGGTGCCGCCCTTGGTTTGCAAACCTTGGCGTGCGCCAACCTTAACGCCGCTAGGGTTGGCCTCAGCGAACTCCGCAACGCCCATCTCACCGATATCAATATGCAAAGTTGGGCAGCCCAAGAGGTACGCCGCCTCCTCTACGTTAGCCGTTGATTGGTAGTGACTGATATTCATATTAGCCAAGTCTAGCAAC